AAGCAAGTATTAGATATTCAAAAATCTGATCCAAACTTCATTCCAAAGTTTACAACATCAGATCGCTTCAATTTAGCACGGAACAGTATAAATAGTTTTACAAATAGTTGGAACAGATTATTGCAAGATTTAAATAGCGCTGGAAACGGATAATGTCTAATGTCATAGAATTTCCTGTAAAGGACAAAGTTAACGCGTCAGCAAAGACACGTGAAGAACTACAGCAAGTTCTTATTGATTATAAGGAAGAAATAGCCGAAGAAGCTTCTGAATACTTATGGAGAAATCTTCTTGGCGAAATGTCACGTATGGGATGCGATTTTGATAAAGAAATAAAAAAGCATTTTCCATCTATGGTATTAGTACTTGAAGCAATTAGGTCCTTACATTTACAAGCTCATGGCGTTCATCATCCATTGCAAGAGTTTGCTTCAGAATTTGTTGATATTGAAGAAATAGAAAATTTTGAGGCAGAAGCTAAAAAAATGGTTGACATTGAAGAAGATTTAGATTAGTATAGTAATTATTAAATAAAATTGAAACAGAGAAAACAAAATGGCTATACTAGTTGACTACAATCAAGTTATTCTTGCTTCGCTATTCGCAAGCATCGGTAACCACCACAACGTGGACATTGACGAAAATCTTATTCGTCATATGTTCCTAAATTCAATACGAGCTAATCGTAAAAAGTTTACCGAAGATTACGGAGAAATCGTAATATGCGCTGATGGCAAAAATACATGGCGCCGTGAACTATATCCATATTACAAAGCTAATCGTAAAAAGTCTCGTGATGAGTCTGAACTCGATTGGACTCATTTGTTTGGTATTATGAATACTATCCGCGACGAGCTAAAGGAGTTCTTTCCTTACAAAGTTCTTCATATGGATCATCTTGAAGCTGATGATATCATTGGTACCATCATCCACGAGAATGGCACTGTCCTAAATGGCGGAGCTGAACAATTTCTTGTTCTATCTGGAGACAAGGACTACATACAGTTACATACTTACGCTAATGTAGATCAGTTTGACCCAGTTCGCAAACGTTGGATTCGTAATGACAATCCTGACCAATATTTAATTGAGCATGTCTTAAAAGGTGACACTGGTGACGGTGTTCCAAATATTCTTTCACCAGACAATTGCTTAGCAGTTGGCCAACGTCAAAAGCCTATGACTAAAAAGCGCATAGAGCAATTCCGTGCTGGAACAGATGGAATGGACGAAGAAACATTACGCCGTTATCATCGCAACAAGACAATGATTGACTTGTCTCAGATTCCTACAAATTATCAAACGGCAATTCTTGAAGAGTATAACATAGACAAAGATGTTGGACGGTCTCAACTGTTTAACTTCTTTGTTAACCGAAAACTCAAAAACCTAATTTCAGATATACAGGATTTTTAAATGGCAGTTAGAAGATCAATTTCAGAAATCATAAATAAAGCAATAGAAATACCAGTTAAGAAGGATAAAGTGGCGTGGCTTCAAGAAAACGAAAATCAACCACTAAAAACTATTCTTAAACTTTGGTATGACGAAACTGTTGAGTTTTTAATTCCTGACACACCTCCACCTTGGAAAAAAAATGAGTACGAGGATGAAGCTAAAAGTTTGTTGTATCACGAAGCTCGTCGCCTTAAGATTTTTATCAAAGGCGGCGGTTATGATAATTTAAACCAAATTAAGCGTGAAAGTTTATTCATTAGTTTATTAGAAGATGTTGATAATGATGACGCTGAAATGTTGTGTAAAATGATTACTAGAAAATCACCAAAAGGATTATCTTTAAAGACAGTCATGACAGCATTTCCTGACTTAATAGAAATTAAAGAGAAAGTATCATAGGAAAGACCAATGGCTAAAAGTTTTAAAGAGTTCCGTGAAGATTGGGAACACGATGAATGGGGTCACAACGAAGAACGAAGCGTACGCAGTAAGGAAAAGCGTATGAAAAATCGTCGTGATAAAAAGAAACTGAAACGGCAAGAAAAATATTCCAATCTTGATACTGAAGAACAAAAAAGATAATTCTTTTTCATATTAACTATTGACATTTGAGTACAAATAGGTTATATTGATTCTATAAGGTAAAACAAAAGGAATCAATCTTATGGGTACTTCATCAATGATCGCAAACTACAACGAAGACGGCACAGTTACTGCAACATATTGTCATTATGATGGTTATCTTGCTTATAACGGCCGTCAGTTGTACGAATGGTATAACACACCAAAGCTTGCCAAAGAATTGGCAAATGCTGGTTATATCTCATCTTTAAAAGATGACCTACAAACATCTTTGGATGAGTCAGTCCATTCAAACCAATCCCCTGTAACATATAATTCAGTTGAAGAATTCTTAGCAGAAGGACGCGAATTTGCCTCTGCTGATTATCTTTATCTTTTCGATGGTGACGCGTGGTTCTTCACTTCAACTTATGGACCAAATGGCACTTGGTTAATGGAAGAAGTTGAAATGAATTTATTTGCGGAGTCTGCATAATAACTATTGACATTTGCTCGCGAATCAGATAGATTGTATATATCAACAAAGGAAAATGAAAATGAAAAAGTTAAACCAAACAACACTGAAAACAATCCGTAACGCTGACAAGGATACACTTGATGCAATTATCACAGAAGTCAAAAATCGTCAACGTCAAACGCAACGTGAAATCGGAAACGCATTTAACGTCGGAGATAAAGTTTGGTTTGACGCAAATCGCCGTGGTCGTATTGAAGGTCTGATTTCAAAAATCAATCAGAAGACTATCGTCGTTAAAACTCCTACCGTAACTTGGAAAGTTACACCATCACTATTAAAGAAAGTAGCCTAATATGTATAACCGTTCTAATGAAACCATTGCCGACAAAGTCATCCTAGTTGACGTTGACGGAGTACTCCTTGATTGGGAATACGCGTTCACAGGTTGGATGGAACGTCATGATTATCAAATCCAAGAAGGCATGGAAGATCAGTATGATATGACTCTTCGCTATGGCTTACGAGTTGAAGATAAAGAACGGATTGTTCGTATGTTCAACGAGTCTGCTTGGATCCGTAAACTTCCGCCTTTACGTGATGCAATTAAGTATGTTCGGAAACTCCATGAGGACCACGGATATGTCTTCCGAGTAATCAGTTCATTGAGTACTTGCTATTATTCTCAACATCTTCGAACTAAAAACTTGATTGAAATGTTTGGTCCTAGCGTCTTTGAAAACTTTACTTACCTTGACACTGGAGCTGACAAAGATGATGCTCTTGCGCCATATTCTGGAACTGGTTGTTATTGGGTTGAAGACAAACCACAAAATGCTGACCTTGGCACTGCGCTTGGTTTAGAAGCAATTCTAGTCAATCACCATCATAATGAAAATACTGAAATTAATTCTCTAACCACTCGTGCAAATAATTGGAAAGAAATTTATGAATTAATCGTTGGATAACTGTTTTGCGTTATAAATAGTTTTACAATTGGTAAATTGGTACACTATGAATTATTTGAAAAAGAGGAGACTTGATGCCAACCTATACGTTTGAAGATACAAACACTGGTACTGTATTTGATAAAATTATGAAGATCTCAGAGCGAGATCTCTACCTCAAAGAAAACCCTAATATAACTCAAAGAATTGGAAGGCCACCAGCTATTGGTGACTCAGTACGTCTTGGTCTTAAAAAGCCTGACGCTGGGTTTCGTGATGTTTTAAGCAACGTAAAAAAGCACCATCCAAGTTCAATTAAAAAAGGTGGAGCTCAAAATAAAATAAACACGTGGTAATAAACCACTAGGAGGTTTCATGGCTAAACAGCGCAGACTATCCCGGAAAGAAAGAAGAAGAGCAGAAAGAGATCAAGAACATATGATGCGTGTTTTAAACACTAAGTTTTCAATGCGACAAATAAAACCATTAACACCATCTCAATCTGATTTATTTGACTCTTATCAACAAGGATTTAATCTAGCAGCCATCGGAACGGCAGGTACAGGAAAAACAATGTGTGCTACATATTTGGCACTCAATGATGTACTACAGAAAGGAGAATATGAAAAGGTCGTCATAATTAGATCTGCAGTTCAGACAAGAGAGCAAGGTTTTATGCCAGGTTCTCAGGCACAGAAAGAGGCAGTGTTCGAAGCACCGTACACTGATATCACAAACGATCTATTTGGAAGAAAGGATGCTTATCAAATTTTAAAAACAAAAGGTATGATAGAGTTTAAAACATCATCATTTGTAAGAGGACTCACGTTTGACAACGCAATCATTATCGTAGATGAATGCCAGTCAATGACTTACCACGAACTTGATAGCATTATTACTCGAGTCGGCGAATCATCAAAGATTATTTTCTGTGGTGATACAAAGCAAGACGATCTTCAGCAATCTCGAAACAGAGCAGATATTACAGGCTTACATGACTTTATAAAAGTTTTAAGCGCCATTCCATCTTTTGACGTAGTAAGATTTGGAGTGGAA